TGTGATATTTGCTGCCGTGAAAGCAGTTTCAGTAGTTACTGCATCATTAACATCTCCATCTGCTGCCAAAAGAACAGTGAATCCATCAAATTCTCCAGCGTTAGCATTTACTCCGCCCCAGATGTTCTGCTCTGTTTTTTGAGCTACTTTCTCTGCAACGTGAGAGATTAAGAAATCTGAAAATGATGGAGGAAGTTGATCAAATGTTGAATAACCCATCTCGATTGCTTCCCAGTCAGAACGAAAATCTTTCTTACACAATTGTAAGTTTACTTGAAACTCCTCTGGTTGAAGGATTCTTTCTGTTAGTGTAATAGTTGAAGTTGGATCAAAATCACAAGTTGCATCTTTTAAGATTGCATCAGTTGATACTTTTTTGATTACTTCTTTAAACTTAACGTTTGGTTTGATTTCTACCCCACCTTTGTTAAGAGTTTCTCCGCTCAATAAAGCTGCTGCTATGTATTTACCAGCAAACTCACCAGCGTAAGTTGTTGTAATTGATGTTGTTGTTGCCATTTATTATTGATTTATTTTGTTAATTACTCGGTCTAAAATTGTTGTTGGTCTTTTTGGAGCTAATCTGTTTAAATTAACAGAAGCTTTATTTTCTGGATTTGCTTTGATTGGCTCTGCTGCTGGCTCATTAAGTTCAGCTTGTACATCTTCTGGAACTTCGCTTAATTCAGTTCTTTCATGCTTTGCAAGTTCCTCTGTAATAAGATTCCCTAAATCTTCTGAACTCATTTCCTCCTTTGGCTCAAGCATAGCTTTGATTTCTTCAATCATTTCTTTAACTTCTGCAAGTTCCTCTTTAGTAGCGTATCCCATCTCTTCCTTCTCCTCTTCTGCTGCTTCAACTTCTTCAACCTCTTCTTCTGTTGCTTCTGGAGTTTCCTCTTCTGCACCAGCTTCTTTGATTTCAGATATCAAACCCTCTTCTGCTACTACAAGCACTCTACCATCTTCAAGCTCATACTCTCCGATAGGTACAGCAACTTTCTCATCTTCTGTAACAATGAAAACTTCTTTGCCAGCTTCAAAAGATTCTGCTTCCAAAACAGCACCGTTTTCTAACGTTTGTTGTTCCAACTTAATCTCTGTGGATAAGTTAAGAACGTCTTTGATTTTCTCGATCATATCATTTGTGTTCATATTAATATATAAGTGTTAAAAAATTAATTTGCATTTTTAATTTGCATCTTCGCAAGTTGTACAATCATCATAAGCAATAGATGCTGTATTTATGTGTATTCCCTCTGCTTGACTTTCCTCTAAAATAGTATAACATTCATTATGATTGTTTTCTAAAGTCAAATAATATGTTTTTCCTACTTGTAAAACTGTATCGTGTATATGAACGTGATGATTATGACCATCTTCACAAGATTGAACATAATAACCATACCAAATACCGCTAAAATCTTCCCTTGTAATTCTACCTATACCTTGAGCTCTTAAGCTTCCATCACAACATTTAGTTGAATAAGTATTATCCTCACACAAACAAGCTCTTTTCTTTCCTTTTGGAGATGAATTTCCTGGAGTTATAAATTTTTTAAATCTTCTCATTTTATTGGAACACAGTTAGGTACTAATTTTCCGTTCTTCATCTTCATTCCATACTGTCTGTATCCAGCTTGACAAGGAGCTTCAAGATCAATCAAGTCCAATTCTTTTAATTTGCTAAGTGCCCAGCGTTTACCAGCTTTACCACCCCATAAAAGATAAGAGATTGTTCCACATGCTTTTGTATTTCCCTCATCATAATACTCCTCTGCTCTTGAGAGATAAGAATACATACGCTTGATTGTTTGTACACTTATTGGCTTACCTTGAGCTAACTGTTGAGCTCTAACTTTACCAACTTGAGTTGCACATTTATTATTTACTTTCTCATTAAGCTCCAGACCTCGCTTTGCATTATTTTTTACTCCACTTGGATAGTCAGAATAACTCTCAAGAATTGTTTTCTTTCCAGATTTTGTTCTCTTATCATTTTTGATAATAGCTTTTATCTCTTTCAATAAATATTCTGCTTCTGCTTCCTCAATCTCTTGCAGTATTAAATCACTACTAAAATCTTCAAGAGTTTGATCTTTTGGTCTTTCCATTTTATCTGCAAAGTATCCTTCAATTGAAAACCCTTTTACTTTTCCAGTCTTCACAAACTCCTCCCAGATTTTATCATTGTTTACTTTAACGCTTCCAACCCAAGTTCCTAAAGGTAAATCCATTCCATACTTCACGCTTTTATCATGCACCTTATCTTCAACAATCCAGCTTTCAACTAAAGAAAGTCCGTTTATTTGATATTGATGCTCAAGCGTTGAATTATTCTGTTTTCCTTGCATGAGATACATCTGCGAAGCTTTCAATACAGTATCTTTTGAGAAATATATATAGTATTCATCTTCTCCGTTTCTGCGGTATATAGGCTTGTTAGGAATTAAAAGAGCACCCATCAAGATACGCTTTTCTTTGTCTATTTCTGCAAGTTTAAACTCTTGGCTTTTAAGTGCAATGAAATCCTCTTCAATTGCTGGATTCTCTACAACAGAAATGGCTTCAATTCCAATCTCTTGTTCTTCATCCAGGATAAGTTCTACAATTCTCATATCTATATATAAATTTTAATTTATTTTTTTGCGTTTATAAAGTTGCACCCTCAACAATGTTATTTTCTAAGCTCTGTGCGGTTGTGATATCATTTGAAACAACGTAAGCTTGAACTGGTTGTTGAGTTTGGCTTCCAACTGCTTCTGCTAACTGGCTTGTTTCTGTTGCACCTACTATATTAAAGCTAGGTGGTTGTGGTAATGAAGTAGGAGAGCTTCCAGAAGTTGATGGACTACCTCCTTTTGTTGATGGTACTTTTGTGCTTACAATGTTTTTTACATTTGCAAGACCTGAAGCTATAATTCCAATAGCTGCAGCAGTTCCAGCAATACCACCTTGAGCTATTGCCTTATTTGCACCAACATAAGTATCAATAGTTGCAGAAGCAACCCCAAGAGCTTTACCAGCAGTAGTGCTTTCCCCAGCAAGTGATTGTAGACCGCCAATTGCACCGCTTATAGCTTGAGCATTATCTAGTTTAGCATCTTTTACTGATTTATCCAATTTTATTTCAGCATCATCAAATTGTTTCTTTAATTTTAATTTTTGTTCATCTGATAATGTAGTATCGTCTTGTACAAGTTGTCTTTGTGTTTGAAGAACTTCTCTTTTATCTTCAAATGTTAAATTATCAAACTCTTTGTCAAGTTCAAGTTCAACTATTTTCTTTTCTTGGTCTTCAAGCTTAAACTCTTCTTCAAGTGCTTTTTCTCGCTCTCTTAAAGACTTTATAAGGTCTTCTGAAAGTAAACCAAAAGCAAGAGCTTCAGCCATTAGCTGTTTGTTTTCTTCTTTAAGTTTCTCAAGTTTTAAAGCTCTTTGTTCATCGTCTGTGACTGCTTCAGCTTCTCTTATTCTGTCTTTTAGATTTTTAAGCCTATCTTGATATTCTTTTTCTAAACGTAGTTTTTCTTTATTCTTACGCTCTATTTCTTTAAGTTCTTTATCGTCTTTATCTTTTCTGTCTTTAGCGTCTTTTTCTCTATTCTTCTTTTTGTTTGCGTCAATTGTCGCTAAAGCAATATCTATTTGACCAGACTTAAGTTTTGTTTGTTGTATTTCTTCTTCAAGTTCTTTTATCTTATCAAGCTCTTCTTCAGACGCCATCATGCCTTTTGCTCGTATTTTAGCGGCTGCTTCATACTGACCAAGAGATTCTAAAGTGGCAATCTGTGCTTTCTCAAAGAATGATAATTCACGAACTTGTGATTTCTCTAATTCTAATTGAAGTTTAAGCGTTTCAAGTAAAGCAGTGTTCTGTTCTTGTTGAAGTAGTAATACTTTTCTTTTTTCTGCAACTATCTCTTCAGTGCTACCACCTTGAAGTTTTAATATTTTCTCTTGTTGCTCAAGTAGTGCAAGTTGGTCATCTGACAGTTGAACATTGCTTCTTTGTTCGTCTGCTTGTTTCTGAAGAGCTTTAGAACCATTGTCGAACAGTGCTGTGATTTCGTCCCAATAAGCGATGACGGTTGCTAAACCTACGACTAAAGCTCCAATACCTGTAGCAATTAATGCTTTTTTAATTCCACTTAAACCTTTTACGAAATTCTTAACAGCACCAAATCCAGAAACAAAACCTTTTTTTAGTTTTATAATTTTAGTTGCATAGCCACCTGTCAATTTATCAATAGCACGTACAATATTAGTATTTTCTTTTTGTGCTTTTTTTCCCTCTTGTGCTGCCTTAGTTGATGCTCTTTGTTCAACTGCTAATTTTTTTAAACCTAAACGTTGGTCTGTTAGTGCATCTTTTCTTTCTGATAAGGCTTGTTTTAGTTGCCTTTCTTGTGCTAGGTTTACTTTGCCAGATTTATTGTAATCGTCAAGTGCTTTTTTTGATTTAATATATTCCTCCTCTAATAAAACAAGTATACTTCTTTGTTCATCAATAGTTGAGTTTATAGCTTTAAGGTCTTTTTCAGCTTGTTTACTAACAACTTTTATTTCTACTACTTTTTCTATTGCCATTTTATTTCTTGTTTAAGTGCTTTGTAACCCTCTTTTAGTGTTGTAGGTAGTTTATGTTTACCCTTTGCTATT